GGCGAGGCACTTTGCGCGTCGGGCGATGGTGGCGGCGGGAAAGGATGTCAAACGGATACCGCTGCCCACACCAAAACCACTAGAATCTAGAAACACCACGTCGTCATCTGGGGTCGCAGTACTCACCTCGCATGCGGCGGAGCGGCTGCACGCGGCGCGGGAGCTGCTTGGGAAGGCGGGCGGAAAAAGAAAATCAAAAAAAGCAAAAAAATCAAAAAGAAGAAGACGAGGCAAAAAACAAATAAAAAAAACTAAAAAATATAAAAAAAGAAGTACCAAAAAAAGAAGTAACAAAAAAAGAAGTAATAAAAAATAAATTTATTTATATTAACTATAAATATAAATAAATGTATATGCGTAATATAATTTTAGACAATCCAAATACATGATTTATCTAAAACAAAAATTTTTCTTTTAAAATCATTAATCATAAATAACATTTTTCATAATTATTTTATTTATTCAATTGGTCTAAAATAACTATTGTCAATTTGAATAAAACAATTTGTTGGTAATTCCTCAAATGATAATTGAATACTTCTTAATTGATGATTCTCTAATGATACTTCATTATTACTATCTTGTGTGGTTAATAAATGATTTCCAAATTTAGTAATAAATTCTGATAAACGAGTTGTATAATCTTGATTATCCGCTTCACTTGGTTCTTCTGATAATTTTAGCCATTTTTTACCGTAAACTGGATTATCTGAATTATTATATAATTCAGAATATTCTTTTTTGGATTGATCTAATGTTTTCTCGCAAGTCATATTTATTAAAAAATTATAACTGATAGATGCTATTAATGTTCCTGCTAATATATACCAAAATAATTTACCTATTAATTCTTTTATTTTTACTAATGCAAATAATTCAATTACTTTTGGATTTCCATATAATTGTTCTTCGTTGTTTGTATTATCACCTATTGATTTTATAAAACTTTCATTACTTAATTGTTTTATAAACTGTTTAAATTCATATTCATTTGTATCTATTTCATTTATAAACCTTGAATAATTTTTTTCTATATTTTCTAATGCTTTTTTTAATGTTGTATTTTTCTCCTCCGAAGACAGTTTTAATACCTGTTGTAAAGTGGTTGTTGAACCTAAAGCATTTACAATTATATATCCAATTGTATTTGAGAATGGATTAATCCATCCAGGAAACAATTCTAATAGAAAATATAATAGTCCAAATATTATTATCCATGGCAATAATGTTAATGTAAATACAGTTCCCCATTTTATTGTATTTTCATTACAAATACTTTTTGATATACCCACATTAATAAAATATGTTCCGCTTATCAAAAATATTACATATATAAGTGTATAAATTTGATTTGATGAATTACTTGATACTTGCGATAAAGTATTTGAACTAAATGTAGTATAAATCATTATAAAACCATACATTAAACTCATTGTAATAAAAAAAATAACTGATGTAGTTGCGCTTGGTAGTTTTTTAAATTCTTTATTTAATTCTTTATTTGCTAATTTTGTTACAGAATACATTACTAATTATATCTATATGTATAAATTATTTTTATAAAATAACTATAATTATTAATATTAAATGGATTTTAAAAACATAAATAATTATTTAAATTTAAATAATTCATATATAAATAATGAAAACATTGACAAACCCAAACTTATTGAACCGGGCGTAAAATATTTTTTTAAAGGTGTTTTAAAAGAATGTCATAACTATAAACAAAAAAATTATAATTTAATGTATAATATATCATTAGTCGTTTTATTTTTCTCAATTTTAGGGATAATATTATTTTACAGATATAAAGGAAATAAAACACCCCAAGAAAACTATGAAAAAACTATTCAAGATAAAGAATATATTATGTCTAAATTAGTTTATTATAATCGTGTTAATTTAGAAAATAAACAGAAATTTCAAAATAATATGATAACAAATTTACCAGATTTTAGTAATCATCCAGAAGCGTCTTTATTGGACAGAAAAATATATTTTTAATTTATAATATGGAAGATTCATTTCAAAAAAATCTCGTCCAAGAAACCGATTATTCTAAATATTTAGAACAATTAAAAACTTATTATAATCTTAAAAACGGGTATACTTCACGGAAGCAAACATTTATTAATAAACTTATCAATTCTAATGATTCTATTGAATCAAAAAAGAAATTGTATTCAAAAAACAAGTTTAAATGTATTAATTGTGGAAAGAATGGTGGCACTATTTTTTTTGAAAATAATAAAATATTACGTGCTACATGTGGTAATACTAGTAGCCCATGCAATCTTAATTTAGAAATTATTAAAATGAATTCTGTATTAATTGATGATGAAGTTAAGAAAACAAATATTTCATTAATCAATAAAAAAAAACAAATAATATTAACCAAACTAAATTTTTTATTTAATTATATTGAAGAAGAGAAAGCTATTGAATTATTTGAAAATCTTAAAACTGATGTAGGCAGTATTCAAGAATTATATAATAATTTATTCTCGCTATATAACTCTGTTACTAATAATCCAGAAATCGAAGAATTACTTAATCAAAAACTTGTAGAACAAAATACATTAATAAATGATTTTAAACATTTTATGAAACTATATAAAGAAACTGAAGAAACAACATATTTAAAAGATGCTCTATTTTTGTATACTAGTAAATTAAAAAAATTAGATGAGCATATAACTACATTAAAATATAAACATAATAGAATTGAATCAGATGAAGAAAATAACTATCTAATACAATGTAAATACAATCTTAAAAATTTAGAACTTATTAAAAAACCACAATAATTTTTTTATAACAATATATTAAATGGTAAATAATTTACTTAAATTAATTAATATTAAAGTTTTTTTAATCAGTTTATTAGTAGGACTTGTTTTTATGTATTTTGATAATGAGAAAAAAAAAATATCTGTTTACCCTACTCCGTCCAACATTGATTATTTACAATATAAAGATAAAGCTGATAACTGTTTTGAATATACTATGGAAAAAATTAAATGTCCATCTGAAAAATCTAAAATTAATCATATTCCTGTACAATAAATATATTATATTATATATAATGATAGGAAAAGGACTTAGTACTGCCATTAAAAATATATTATATACCGAGCGTGGACGATTTATTTTAGCAATTATTTTAGGTTTAGGATTAGCAACATTATTTAGAAAATTTTGTACCGGAAAAAAATGTTACAATTTTATTGGACCTGAACAAAATGCTATAAGAGACCAAATTTTTTCTTTTGATTCTAATAATAACGAATGTTTTATAATGAGAGAAACGGCTACTAAATGTAATAATAAATCAAAAACAATACAATTTGCGTAATTTAGTCTATAAATATTTACTATAATATAATAAATATTTATTATGGAAACTTCTTCAGGAACAACTTCTATTTCTCAACTACCAGGTAATATTATTCCTAATTCAATTGATATGCCTTTACAAAATCATTCTAATACTAATAATGTTGTTTTAACTAAAAATGAAGTTGTTGCTGAAACTACTGCTCAAATGGCCAACCCCATGATGCAACAAATTTCTACAAAACAACCTGAACAAAACCAACAAGATAATCAAAATAATTATAACGAAATGATAAGCCAATTACAAAAAGCTACTATGGCCGGTGCCACGGGATTACCTAGTAGAGATATTCCTATTAATCCAACTGCCCTAAATAATGATACACAAATCAAACCTAATTTTATACCTGAACCTCAAAATATTGATTATATTTCTAATTCTCAAACCCAAGAAGACATTATTTCCCAAAATACAAAAAAACAAAATTCTTTGGATAGTTTAGATGCATTTTATAATGAGTTTCAATTACCTCTACTAGTTTCTGTTTTATATTTCCTATTTCAATTACCTATTTTTAGAAAAACTCTAAAAAAAACATTACCTGTTTTATTTAGTAATGATGCTAATCCTAACTTATATGGTTATCTTTTTAATAGTATATTATTTGCAACCATTTTTTATATATTAATTAAACTCGTTAATCAATTAACATTAAGCATATCTTAAAATCTTTTTACATATTTAGAAATATCCAAATATGTAAAATAACAATTTATAGACTATTTTATTTTATTTTATTTTATTTTATTTTATTTTATTTTATTTTATTTTATTATTACCTTTTAACAATAAATAAAAGCAATTGTTTTATTACAAAATAACAATTCTTATATTTTTTAATTGAAGAACTATTATAATTTTACATATTACATTTATTATTTCCAAATATGAATTTTATAATGTCCCAGTTTTTATTGTGGTCATGTCTTTGTCTTATATAATATTTATATAAACCTATTAATAAAATTATAAAGGTAATTAAATACACGAAAGGTAAAAATTTAAATATATGAGGTACATCTAATTCACTGTAAGAACCATATAATGCTTTTAATATAATTTGAATAATTACTAATATTACAGATAGTAGTAAAAACACAGCCAGATATTTACCCTCTGCCTTTGTTGACATAACAAATATTATATATATAGCCAAACTATACAATAATGAATTATATAAATATTTTAACCTAGAGTACTCTACATTATTTTCTTTATTTCCTATATTTTCTTTATTTCCTATATTTTCTTTATTTCCTATATTTTCATTATTTTCTACCACGATAGAATCTATCGTATACCAGTTCAAAATAAATGTAAATATGTAAATAGATAAAAAAATCATTACATGTTTAAACCATACAGAATCATTAATGTATCTTCGCAATCCACAATTTAAAATTTCACTACACGACCCACTAATTAAAACAAAATATAAAAAAAATAATCCTAAAGAAACTGTGTTTAGCAAATTTATCATTTAAAATGTATTTATATAATTATTTTTTAATTTTAATAATAATTATGTCGTTTCATAATTAAATATTTCACTCCTACACAACAATCTGAATATTTTATTTATTAAATAACTATTTTATTTATTAAATAACTATTTTATTTATTATTATATTTTTATTATTAGCCAATTTACCAACTAAATAGTCATTTTTATAATCATTTATATATTTTATTGAATTTATTCCACTTGAAACCAATAATTTCATACAATTATAACAAGGATAATGTGTTATATATGCAGTGCATCCATCTGAACTAACACCTCTTTTTGCACAATCGGTTATTGTATTTTGTTCCGCGTGTATGGTTGCTATATTGTGATTATCTCTCATTATTGTCTTATGTTCACACCCTGATATATATCCATTATATCCCTGTGCTATAATTCTATTTTCTTTCACTAAAATACAACCAACCTGTAATCTCTCGCAGGATGAACGCGTAGATGTTAAATTAACTATGTCTTTAAAATATTCTTCCCACGTTGGTATAATATTTGTAGTCATTATTTAATTTTATATTTTTATTTTTATTTTTATTAATAATATAAATATTTTTGGGATCAAAAAATATTACCCAAAATAATTGATATTATTAATAAAAATAAAAATAAAAAAAATAATAAAAATCCTTAAATTTATAACCAGAATATATTAAAAATAGTCCAAATAATAATATGGCAAAAATTCAAATTATCCAATATGGAGATTTCTCCGCAAATAGGGGAAAATAGAATGTTATCATAATTGTATTTAAACTGTTGGTATATAATCCCACTCTAAATCCTGGCATATTAATTTCCATATAGCATCTTGTTCCACTCTTTTTTCCCGGTCTTTTAACATCGGAAAATACGGCAAAAACTTAGTCTCTCCTAATAATTCACACAATTTATAAAGTGTATAATAATAATTCAAAAAATTTACTCTATCTTTTGGACAATATTTTGAATATGGTTTTTGAATCTCCATAAATAAATTACATAATGTTTCTTCTAACTCTTGAGACATTACCGGTGGTTTTATCCCTAATTTATCTTTTATAAATGGTATATGTTCGTAATATTTATTATATCCCAAATTTTTTAATATTTCTTTCGTTTTCTTATTGCTTAAATCTTTTATTTCTAATCTCTCTTTTTTTATTTGATTTTTTATATTTTCAAATACCTCGATTGGTATATGTGTGCTTTCTTTTGCTTGAAATTGTGCTAATATCTCTCTTAAATGATTTATTCTTTTATATGCGTAAAAACATACTTCTTTTGGTGGTTCTTTATACGATGGTTTCTCATTTTCAATTAAATACTTCGTTGAACGTGAACAATTATTACATATACATATACCATCTGTTTCTACATATACCATCTCTCCTTTATAACAGAACTTACATATATCTGATTCATAACAATAATTATCATAATTTATAAATGAATTATTTATATTATAAAAATATTTATCAACCGTATTAAATTTATCATCGCATACTTGAGTATTTTCTTCTTGTTCATCTATATAAAAAAATTGATTTATTTTACTATTGTTTACACCCATTTTTGAATCTATATTACTTGTTATACTCTTCTTTTCTTCAAAATAATCAAAAATATATTTAGAATTATTTAAAAAATAATCCTTTCTCTCTTTCTCTAATTTATATAAACTATTTTTTAATTCTTTTTTTCTATTTTGCGCAGTTTCAATTTTATCTAATTTTTTTCTATTTTTTAAATTATTTAGGAATTTTTCTATTCTTTCAATTTCAGCATTATATTTAGGAATTAATACTTCCTCATTATTTTTGAATTCTTCTATCATTTCACTATGTTTCTTATCTAATGTTACATTTTTTCCTGATATTTTATTCATTTATACTATATTTATGTATTGTAATTTAAATTTATATATATTTAATGATAAAAACTTTAATTAGTTATAATTAAATTAAATATTTCAAATTTTTTTTCTTTTGTCATATTATAAAAAAATGGCTGGAGGTCTAATGCAATTAGTTGCCTACGGGGCTCAAGATGTTTATCTTACTGGTAATCCCCAGATAACTTTCTGGAAAGTTACATACCGTCGTCACACCAACTTTGCGATGGAATCTATTGAACAAACTTTCAACGGTCAGGCTGATTTCGGTCGCCGCGTTACTTGCACCATCTCCCGCAATGGTGACTTAGCTTATCGCACATACCTACAGATCACCCTTCCTGAAATTGGTCAGTCACTCGACACCGGCGACGTGTACGCCAGATGGTTAGACTTCCCCGGAGAACAGCTCATCTCCCAGGTTGAAGTTGAAATTGGTGGTCAGCGCATTGACCGTCAATACGGTGACTGGATGCACATCTGGAATCAGCTCACCCTCTCCAAAGAACAGGAGCGTGGTTACCACAAAATGGTTGGTAACACTACCCAGCTTACATACGTCTGTGACCCCCGGTTCGCGGAGGTCGATGGTCCTTGCTCTGCCGATAGTGTCCGCCAGGTATGCGCTCCCCGTAATGCTCTACCAGAAACCACTCTATACGTTCCCCTTCAGTTCTGGTACTGCCGCAATCCTGGCCTTGCCTTACCCTTAATCGCGCTCCAGTACCACGAAGTCAAAATTAACCTTGACATTCGCAATATTGAAGAATGCTTATGGGCTGTCAGCAAAATCGACGGCCAGGGCAGCAAAATCTCCGATGCCTACAAACAGTCGCTCGCCGCGGCCTCGCTTTTCGTCGACTACATTTTCTTAGATACCGACGAACGCAGACGCATGGCACAGAATCCCCACGAATACCTCATTGAACAGCTCCAGTTCACTGGTGATGAATCGGTTGGTTCCTCGTCTAATAAAATCAAACTCAATTTAAATCACCCCTGCAAAGAATTAGTCTGGGTTGTCCAGCCCGATGCCAATGTTGACTACTGTGCCTCACTAACAAGCAACACCCAGCTTAACAATTTACTTGGTGCGCAGCCTTTCAATTACACCGATGCCTTCGATGCCCTACCCAACGCGGTTCACGCCTTCGGCGGAGCCTCTGCCACATCTGGTGCTCATGGCTTCGTCACTGCGTCTGGATACTTTGAAGACCCGTTCGCCAATGATGGTGCTGAAATGAGTACTAATGCGCTGACCACCGATGGTGACTCGGGTGTCTCTGATGCCGGCACATTCGTTCTCGCTGAAACCGCACTCGACATGCACTGCTGGGGCGAGAATCCAGTTGTAGTTGCCAAATTACAGCTTAATGGCCAGGACCGCTTCTCCGAGCGTGAAGGTACATACTTCGACCTTGTCCAGCCCTTCCAGCACCACACCCGTGCCCCTGACACCGGTATCAATGTCTACTCGTTCGCCCTTCGCCCAGAAGAGCACCAGCCATCGGGCACATGTAATTTCTCGCGTATTGACAATGCGACCCTACAGCTCGTCCTCTCGAACGCGACTGTCCAGGGTGTCAACACTGCTAAAGTCCGTGTCTACGCCGTCAATTACAATGTCCTCCGTATCATGAGTGGTATGGGAGGCCTTGCGTATAGTAATTAAGCACCTTATTTGCTATCCTTTTTTTTGCAAATAATAATTATAATTTTTATTTATAAATTTAATATAAATATAAATTGATAATGTTTTTAAAAAAAAATAAGTATTAATAATGTATAAATTAAATGAAATACAAAATATTATTTTTGATAAATATAAAAACGGAGAAAATGTTTTTATAACCGGTCCAGCGGGTTCAGGTAAATCATTTTTGATAAAAACTATAGTAAATTATAGTGAAGAAAATAATAAAAAAATTCAAGTATGCGCGTTAACAGGATGTGCTAGTATCTTATTAAATTGCAAAGCCACTACATTACATAGATTTGCTGGTATTGGATTGGCTAATAAAAATATTGAAGATGTATTAAATGATGTTTTTAACAAAAAATATAAATTAAAAAATTGGTATCATCTTAAATGTTTAATTATAGATGAAGTTAGTATGATGTCCTTAAAAATTTTACTAATATTAGATAAAATCGGAAGAAAATTATATAATAAACCAGATATTCCATTTGGTGGATTACAATTAATATTTTCAGGAGATTTTTATCAATTACCCCCTATTAAATCAAATGATAGTGAAAAAGAGGCATCCATGTTTTGTTTTGAACATGCATTATGGTATGAAATATTTTCCCAAGACAATCAAATTGTTTTAAAATCAATTTTTAGACAAGATGAAAAAGAATTTTTAAAAGTATTAAAGTATGTTAGACGTGGCAGGATTACACATACTACAAAAGAAACATTAGAAAAACGACTATTTACAATTGAAGAATTAAATAAATTAAGACAGGAAAATGTTATAACAATTATTTCACCTTATAAAAAAGATACAGATAATATTAATACATTAGAATATAAAAAACTTAGTGATGATGTAGAAAAAAGACTATATACTATTAAATATTTAAAAGGTTCAAGAAAATCTGAATTAACCGTAGAAAGTGAAATGCATAATTTAGTAATTAACAGTAATTCATCATTAAAAAATGATTACGAATTTTTAGCAAATAACATAATGGCATATAAAACTTTAGAATTAAAAATTGGAACACACGTTATGTGTATAGCTAACATATCTTTAGATAGTGATATTCAAATTGCTAACGGTAGCCAAGGTATAGTTGTAGGTTTTAATAATAATTTACCCCTTGTTAAATTTAATAATATAATTGAACCTATTTTAATAAATTATTATAATTGGAATTCAGAAGTAAACAAAAACGTAGCAGTATCACAAATACCATTAATTTATGCATGGGCAATTACAATTCATAAATCCCAGGGTTTATCATTAGATGCCGCGATAATGGATATTGGTGTAAATATATTTGAATATGGACAAACATATGTTGCATTGTCCAGAGTCAGAAGTTTAAGCGGACTATATTTATCAAGCTTTGATTATACTAAAATATGCGCTAATCCAAAAGTAAAAAAATTTTACAATGATGATAAATAGAATAAATTATAATGTAAAATTAATTTAAAAATTTAATAATAAATAATGTAATGTCTATAATTGAAGTTATACCCAATTATGAAGCTAAAATAAATGAATTAAACACGGGAAAAATTGATTTAAATATTAGAGATTTGCAAAATAAATTTCCAAATGGTTGTATTTGTTGCGGGACAACATTTTATCCAAAAAAATATTATAGTATGATTTCCAGTCATTTTAATACGGCAAAACATAAGAAAAAATGTCTTTATCCAGCCAATAAATTATATAAAGAAGAATTTGGTTGTTCAAATAATTTAAATGAAGCGTTTGATAATAAATGTAAAGAGATGAGAGAAATAAAAAAATTGAATTATGAATATAAAGATGAATTAGATAAGATGAGAAAAAAATATGAAATTTTAGAGAAATTAAATATAGAATTACAAAATAAGATAATAAAGTACCCGTCAAAAGTTATTTGTGAAGATTTAATTGATTTTAGCGAATAAATAACCGGCTTGGATTATTTATAAGATATTTTTTTTTAATAATCATGTATATTCCTGATAATTAAAAAATAAAATAAAAATTGAATAATATATTAAAACTACAATTTAAATATATTATAGATGTCATTTTATGCCGTTGCTAATGGTCGTAGTATTGGTGTGTTTTTAAATTGGAATGAATGCAGTGAATCGGTATCAGGATTTAATGGTGCTCTGTATAAAAAATTTGAAACCAAAGAAGAAGCGGAAACTTTCATTTCATCAATTAATAATAGTAAAATAAAACCTGATAATGATATTGATAATGATAATGATAATGATATTGATTATTTTGTATATACTGATGGAGCTTGTTCAAATAATGGCAAACCAAATAGTTTAGCCGGTATTGGTATATTTTTTGGAATAGACGATTACCGTAATGTATCTGAAAAAATAGAAGGAAAACAAACTAATAATTGCGCTGAATTAATTGCTATTATAAAAACTTATAATATTATTGAAAAAGACATTATAAAAAATAAAAAAATAACTATTGTTTCTGATTCTAAATATGCAATAAGTTGTGCAACATATTATGGGGAAAAATGTCATAACACTAATTATATGAATAAAAACAATATACAAATTCCTAATAAAAAATTAGTAAAAGAAATTTATGAATTATACAAAGATATTAAAAATGTTGATTTTATTCATATTTTAGCACACACAAATAATAATGATATTCATTCAATTGGTAACTGTCACGCGGATAAATTAGCCAATTTAGCAATTGGATTAGAAACCTGTCCTTACAATAAAATATATCAAATTAATGATGCTATTGAAGATATCAATTATACAGATGCAGATATTAAAGAAATTAAAAATGATATTAAAGAAATTAAAAATAATATTAAAGAAATAACCGAAATTCTATTGTGTCAAATTAAATCTTCAGATTGAAGATTATATATTATATATTAAATAAAATTAATATTATATATTAAATAAAATTAATATTATTATATTGTATAAATGCAAATATCTTTAGTAAAAAATAGTTTCTATTTTACTTATATTTTTTTAATTACCACTGGAACAATATGCTTTATTGAAGCTTTAAGAAATCCCGATCATAAAATTAGACATATCATGAACTTAGAAACATGTATATCTGTTGTCGCTGGTTATTTTTATGGAATTTTTGTAGAAAAAATAAATAAAGCCGAAAACGAAAATAAGGACGGAGAATTACCACTGGAAGAGATTAATGAAAATAGATATACTGATTGGGGTATTAGCACTCCGCTTATGTTATTGGTATTATGTTTGGTTTTAGGATTAGAAAATAAACACGTGGTTAATTTTGGAACATTCATATTAATATTATTATTCAATTTCTTAATGTTGGCTTCCGGATATATTGGAGAAACCGGAGTTTTACCTAAAACATCCGCAAATATGTTAGGGTTTGTATTCTTTACATTAATGTTCGGTACTATATGGAATACATATATGAAAAATAAAAAAACATTAAATTCTATGGTAATTTATTTCTTATTTGTTATTTTATGGGCTTTCTATGGTATATTCTATCAAGCAGATACTCTTACTAAAATTTTCGGTTATAATGTCTTAGATTTATTATCAAAAGCATTCATAGGTATTTTCTTCTGGCTTTATTTAACTAAATCTATTAAATTCTAAATAATTATATTAAACTTTTTAAAATATAATTATCTTAATGTTAATAATATTACTAATCCTAGTAATCCAACTAATACTGGAAGAGGTTCAAACATGGGTAACATATTTCCTGCATTATTTATATTATTTGCAAAACTGGTACCACCCGGAAGGCCAAGTGATGCTAGTGCTTTTGCTGATGATGGTCTTCTTGATGATGCTGCTCCTGTTCTTGGTGCCAGAAGGCTAAGTGATGTCAGTGCTTCTCTTGATGATGGTATCTTTGATGATGCTTCTGTTACTGGTGCCAGAAGGCTAAGTGATGTCAATGTTTCTGTTGATGGTGGTATTTTTGATGATTCTGCTGTTGTTGGTGCAAGAAGACTAAGTGATGTCAGTGCTTCTGCTGTTGTTGGTGCAAGAAGACTAAGTGATGTCAGTGCTTCTCTTGATGATGGTATTCTTGATGATGGTGCTCCTGTTGTTGGTGCCAGAAGGCTAAGTGGTGTCAGTGCTTCTGTTGATGGTGGTATTTTTGATGATTCTGCTGTTGTTGGTCCAAGAAGACTAAGTGATGTCAGTGCTTCTGTTGATGATGGTATTCTTGATGATGGTGCTCCTGTTGTTGGTGCCAGAAGGCTAAGTGGTGTCAGTCCTTCTGTTGACGGTGGTATTTTTTCAAAGTAAGTTTTATTATGTGGAATTTCAATTTCTTCGCTGACTCCACCTTTTTTATTTCTTTTTGATGTTTTAATTGTTTTAATTGTTTTATTTTTTCTTTTTCTTTTTATATGGTTGTTATTTTTTGTATATA